ATGAAGACAAAATTATTGTTTATCTTGATGCTATTAGTATCATGGAATGCTACTTTAGCTTCTCAGAATACGGATTCTTTGATAGACAAAGCAGTATGGACTTTTGCACAGCACTGGGATAACACACCAGGAAATGAGGAAAATAAACTCCGTGCTATCTTAACACGAAAACCAGTCCAAATCCAAGATTCTATAGCGATGGTTTGTGATCGTGAGCTTGGTTTTTTTGTCATAAAGGAACGCTATTATCATCGTTGTATTTTTTATGATGAAATAAATAATCAGTTCAAAGAAACGGTTGACCAACACTACCGACAAGGGGGAATACCTAGAAATGTTTTAGTAGTCACCATAATATCAACTATTGTAGTAATGTATGTTTTACTATTGTTAACTTATGTTTTAGCATGGCAGTCATCTATTCTATCTTGGATATTCTGGATCTTAAATGCATCTATAGTAGTATTTCTCAACTATTATCTGGGAACAACCTTTGTGATAGGTTCTTTGATTTATATATTTAAATTTAAATACAAAATCAAATATTTTGTTGAAGGACCCTTCCCAAAGAAAAGAAAGGATAATATAAAAAGAAACTGGTAGAAAAACAATTATTTAAACTTTTAATGCCAATCTTTGTTACTAGTTGTTTACTAGAAAATTAGATTGGCATTTTTTTTATTTTCTACCAAAATGACTTGATTTTTTATTTGTTTTACTTAAAATTTTCGATGTCAAATTAAGCTCTTCAATCAAGAAAATAGAGCGAGAAGATTGAATATATTGAAACCTTAAATCAGTGCAAACTTAAATGGAAGATTGGCCGAGCGGTCGAAGGCGCATGTTTGGAGTACATGTATACGGGCAACCGTATCTAGGGTTCGAATCCCTAATCTTCCGAACGCAAAAACACCGTGCGAAATCAGATTTCGTTTTTTTTATTTTTTAGAATATTTAAAATGTGGAAAAAGATCATACCAATAAGTCTTTTGATCCTCATTTCAGTCTCTGGCTTATCCCTGAGTTTTTGGTATAATAATCCCACTATTGTTGAGCTTTCTTCTGGAAGCGAACTCCTCTTTTTTTCTGGAGGAAACACTACAAAAAATCTCCAAGATGAAAAAAAATGTAAATATGTCGTTAATGGTAGTTATTTTGGCAAAGACGGCGAAAGATTCTTCCCTGCAGGAGAGCGATTTACGGTAACGGGAAACCTTAACTACAAAAAAATAGAAAATTCTGATCCCAATCTGGGAGAAACGCTCATCTTTGATGAAAAACAAGGAAGAGTTCAGTTTTTTGTGGCTAATGGAGAGGCGATTATGACTGGAGCTTTAGTCTTCAATGCATGACCACGACTCATCAAATGATGAAAGAAAAATAACGACCTCGCTCAGTCGATTTCTCATCGAAATAAAGCTCATCCAAGAACCCTTGTAGCTCAAAAATGAACAAAAAGCCTTATCGTTGTTTTCAGAAATAAGCTTACTCTAGATGAAGTTGCTGATGAGCTTATTAAACTTGATATCCAAAATGCAGTCAATCTTGATGGAGGACCTTCTACTTCAATAAGCAGCTCAGATCGAAGAGTCTTAAACTTTAATGAACAAGAAAAACTTCCAATACTTTTTTGTATAAAATAAAAACACTTGTTTTTGCCTAGGAAAACTATAGATTAATAGAAAATTTTACGTAAAACAATAAAAGAAATCTGACTTTTAAGACTATTTATCATACTATGGATAAGATTAGAAATTTTTGTATCATTGCGCATATTGACCATGGGAAGTCTACCCTTGCGGATAGAATGCTTGAGATTACAGAAACAGTAAGAAAACTCAATCATTCTCAGGTTTTGGATCGTATGGATATTGAACAAGAGAGAGGAATTACTATTAAGCTAACCCCAGCAAGAATGCAGCGAAAAGGGTATGAACTCAATCTGATAGATACTCCTTGACACGTAGATTTTCAATATGAGGTTTCTCGTTCTCTGGCTGCGGTAGAAGGTGCAATTTTGCTCGTAGATGCAAGTCAAGGAATCCAGGCTCAAACCTTGTCTACTCTCTATCAGGCTATTGATCAAGGTCTTGATATCATTCCTGTTCTCAATAAAATTGATCTTCCTGCAGCGAATCCAGATAGAGTTGCCGGAGAGATTGAGAATATGATTGGGTTAGATAAGTCAGAAATTATTTGTGTTTCTGGGAAGACCTGAGAAAATGTAGATAAGGTACTCGATGCTATCATAGAAAGGTTTCTATCTCCTGCAGAATTTAAATCAAAAAATCCAAAAAAGTTTCATATTGACCAATAGTTTTCAACCAAAAAAAAGACTGACCTCAATCTGAGATCAGTTTTTTCTATTTTTTTTCATTACAACTATTAGCATATTAACTAGCCTATCACAAGAGATCTTGTATCTCCTGCAGTCCCTGTTCAGATATCTTATAAGATTTCCCATCCAAAGTAATTTCTATCGGACCTTGATGAACTTTGATAATTGCGATAAGTTTTTTAATTTGATCAAGAGATTCTGGCAAATCTCGAGAAAGTTTCTCCTCTCAAGAAGCTCATTCTTGATCTTCTAGAACCTCCTGCTCTGAAGAAGCATCTAAATCAAATTCTCAATCTTCCTCTTCTTCTGACATAGTTTCATTCTCTTGAACAAAAGCATCTTCATTCTCGATTATTTCTTCTTCATAATCAGAAGGCGAAACTTCATCCAAAAGCTCTACTGGGTTTTCTTCAAAACCATCAGAAGAAATCTCAATATCTTGTTTTTTCTCTACGACTGGAGTCTGAATTTCTGCCTTTATTCTTTCAAGTTCTTGCTTTTTGATATCTCCATATCTCTCCTTCTTGGCCCTTACAACAGTTCGCTCTGGATCAAACCTTCCCCCTGCCAACTTTTTTAACTTTTCATATGAAGTTTTAACAAGTTTATCAATATAGACTCTACCATTACTTTTACTTCCATAAAGAATGATAAGATCAAACTTCTGGAAATTGAGTACATCTTTGGTAAAAAATTCCCAATCTCCTGAAATATCTTCAATCTTAATAAAAAATCCTTTTTTCTTTGCTCTCTGGATTTCTTTAATATAACCGATTACAATAAATTTTGGGAACGACTCTGCTTCTTTAACCTGATTGAGAAAAGATCCCTTTTTGATATGAAGGTAGAACCCATCAAGAGGATTCCCTGAAAGAAAAGATTTTAAAACATCCTGCTCCATCATCAACCTCTCCATAGGAGTTGAGAGCTTATCAATGTTTTTGAGTTGGATTGTAGTATCCAATCCCACAGGTCAAAAGAGTCAAAAATCAGCATTAGAGATATTTTTACTCCAATCGATCATTACCTGGATATTTTCCAGAAGCATTTTTCTATCTCAAAAACCATCCAAAGCTCCTGCCTTAATTAAGCTTTCAAGTGATTTTTTATTAACAATACTTGAGCACCTTTTGAGAAAATCTTCAAGTGATGAGAATTTCCCATTTTGGACTCTTTCTTGCTGGATCGTTTCTCAGATTTCAGATCCTACTCCTTTTACTGAAAAGAATCAAAGTCTGACATCTTCATCGATCGCAGCCACATGATTAAACGATTCGTTGATATGAGGAGGAAGTACCCTAATTCCAGAATTTTGGATCTCTGAAATATAAAAACTCTGTGTATCGATATCTTCCTCTACCGATCTAATAAGTGCCGCACTAAACTCTAGAGGGAAATGCGCCTTGAGATAAGCTGTTTGATAGGCAATCATCGCATAACATACCGAATGCGACTTATTGAAAGAGTATGAAGCAGCTGGCTCAATCATTTTTTCATAAATCGAAGTTGTTGTCTCTGGTTTATAGCCTCTAAAAGTTTGTCCTCTCTGAACAAACTCTTTCTTAAGCTGTTCGATTACTTCTTTTTTCTTTTTCCCGATTCCTCTTCTGAGCATATCTGCCTCACCAAGCGAAAATCCTGCCATTGCTTGTACTAGAAACATCAGCTGCTCCTGATAGATAGCAATTCCATAAGTCAAAGACATAATAGGACTAAGATCCTGAATCAGTTTTTGATTTTCTTCTTCTGCGACTTCAGCACTATATTTTTTGGTCAATTCGGCTCTGAGTTCATCTGTCATATAGGTTACTGGTTCACGACCTTGTTTTCTCTCAATGTATCTCGGGATAAATTCCATTGGCCCAGGACGATACAGTGCATTCATCGCTACTAGGTCATTGATAGAGTTTGGTTCGAGCTGAATAAGGAATTTCCTCATCCCTTGCGATTCGAACTGAAAAATCCCTGTTGTTTCCCCCGCCTTAAAAATCGTATCATAGGTAAACTCATCCGTAATATCAGGCTGGAATGAAGTTGTCTTGAGAAAATGAACAAACATCTTAGGCAGTTCTTTTCCCTCCTTTTCATATCTATTCTTAATGATTTTGATACAGTTTTTGATGATAGAGAGATTTCTTAGTCCAAGAAAATCCATCTTCAAAAGTCCAATCTGTTCTAGTGTCGGTCCATCATACTGACTAACAAGCGTATGGTCATTTTCCTTTGCATATTGCACTGCAGAATAGGTTGAAACGGCTTCTGGAGCGATAATAATTCCACAAGCATGCACCCCCAACTGTCTAATATTTCCCTCAAGTGACATTGCGTAATCAAATGCCTGTTTTACTTTTTCATCTGACTCATAGATATTCTGCACTTCCTCATACTCAGGAACAGAATCTTTGATCAGATTTTTTAGACTTACTTTTTCAGGAATGAGATTAGAAACCTGATTTGACCTTTCGAAAGGCACTCCTACCGCACGTGCGGCATCTTTGAAAGCTGCTTTAGATGCCATTTTCATAAAAGTACCTATCGAACATACTTTCTCCTCTCCATATTTTTGTGTACAATAATTTATCACATTTTGTCTCTGAGTATCTTCAAAGTCGATATCAAAATCGGGCATTGAAATTCTCGCTGGATTGAGAAATCTCTCAAAAAGTAGATCAAAGGGCATAGGATCCACATCCGTAATCTCAATCGCCCAAGCAAGCAAACTTCCTGCTCCAGAACCTCTTCCTGGCCCTACTACAATCATTTGTCTCTTAGCCCATCTCACATAATCTGATACAATCAAAAAGTATGAATTAAATCCCATTTCTCTGATTACCTTGAGTTCATACTCGAGTCTCTCAATATAATCTGCAAGTGAATATTTAGAAGTTTTGAGAGGGAATATCTCACGAGATTTATCAATAAGCTCTTGTTTAAAAGGAGTATAGGTTTCGTGAGTAAAGCGCTTTAAATCATCAGGAGAGGTCTCTGGTACTGACTTTTCTAATTGTCCTTTATCTGAGGTTTTGACAAGCTTGATCAAAGTATCCTCATCTCGCCCCAACCCCAATCTAAAATCTAATCCCTTGTATGAGAGATAGCGAAGCTCAAATTCGTGAATATTCATAGTTGCCATCAAAGCATAAAAAGGGATAAAAGTTAGATTTAAGATTTTATTGATACTCTTCTCTATGGTCATTTAGTGAGTATCGGTTTTCTCTTTAAGAATAGGGATTTGATAGAAGATTTCAAGCTGAGCAGATGAGAAAATCTCACTTGCATTTTTTTTTCAAATCCATAGGTTTAAGGCAGATTTTTATTGCTATTGTGGAGAGATGAAATTGGGATTTCAAAAGGTAAAGACTGAGCATCACATCCTTCCTGAATTTCACGATTTTCTTCGTAGGATTGAGCAAAATCCTGAAATTGTCCGTATCATCCCAGGGAGAATCCACAGACAACAGAAAGCCTCCTCTGAGCTTCGTTTCACGATTTCATATCCGACAGTTACTGGATTTAAAGCAAAAATGTCTAAAGGATCAACATCTCAGGAACTGTTTGTAATTACTCGTGATGGAACTGGAGAGGTCGTTGCTGAATGGGTTTTGCAGCAGCGAAAACTCAACATTCACTAAATTTTTCTTTATTTGCTAAACTGGCGATTGTGCAGATCTTATGACTTTTAACAATACTGTTCATAATAACGCTTTTTCGAACGCGGTTTTTTCGTCAGATTTTTGCTCGTTTTTCTAATACCTCTATTTCAAAAACACAACAATTGATTTTCTCTGGATGCTTAGTAGGAGCCTTAGCAGGTTATGAGCGACTTTTTAGGCATATGGGACGAATAAGTATAAAAGACTCGGTCGGCGGGACAAGTGGTTTATTTTTTTGGCTATGGTGCGTGGGGATACTTATCATTCTTCGAATAGCTCGAAGCTTGATAAAAAGGAATAAAATCTGACTCAATAATTGGATATGAATCAGCATTCTGGCAATATTGATTCGATCTACCAGTAAGATCAGCTTTTGAGAGTCTTTGGGATCTGTTTTTATACTTATTCCCTATTACTTAGTCCTTGCCTATACTGAGGAACTATTAAAATTTTCACTTGCTCAATACGAAGAAAACACTGAAAATCAAACAAGCATATCACAACTCCTAGCACTTAGCTTGTCTGTTGCATTCGCTTTTGCTTTGATAGAAAATAGTCTAGCTCTCATATTGATGCTATTAGGAGGAAATGAAGTTTCATCAGGATTTTTGATTGGAAGAGGACTGATTGCAACGATGGTACATTTATTGGCAACAGGAGCAATTGCATTAATACTTTTAAAGTTAAGAAAGATTAGTCGATATCTAGCTTATCCTCTCGCTTTAGGTGTAGGATTTCTTATTCATAGCATTTACAACCTAGGGTATGCATTTGGAATAGGAGTTATCAGCTTTGTTATTGCAGTTTGAGGATTTTTTGGGTTGAGTTACTTGCTTTATCATTTGGATGAGCTCTATTTGGATGGAGAAGAGAAAAATTAGTGGCGGATTTTGAATTATAATGAATCTTCTAATAAATCTCTTGAAAATAAAAGGAACCTTTTTACATTTTTGACATGATTAGTATAATAATTGCTTTTTTTACCCTCCTCTATCTTTTTTTCTTTCAAAGACTTTGATTGGAGAAATATGGGCTCATTGAAAAAGTTTGACACTATGATCAATTTGTATGGGATGATCCATTTTATTAGAAAGAACCGTTTTAAGGAAATCCTATCGAGAAGCAAAAATAATATCTCTACTTCGTAGAGCTCAAGTAGATATAAAAAGGCTCGAGATTTCATATTTTTTTCGCTTAATCAAATACTTTATTTAGACGCAGAAATAGACTTACCTATACAAAAATAATTTAAAAAATAAGAGTACTTCCTAAGTATAATACAACAACATCTTATGTTTGTATAATTATTTAGAAGAGTTAAGCTATACTTAACTATCTCTATTTGATTTTTTATGATATAATGACCTATTAACAAATTAAAGGTTATTAGCTACCAAAAAAACAAGAAACAGGAATTTGAAAAAAATGGAGAATCGAGCTATATGGGCTGAATTTACTCCTAATAAGTTAGCTAATTAGCTTCTTTAAAAAAGCCCTCTCAAGTGAGAGAACTTAGAAAGTATAACTTTACACTTTCTTTTTTCCTGTAATAAGTTCAGAGTAAGGTAAGGTTTCAATCCAATCGCAAAACATTTGCCAATCTGGTAAGAGATGATTCCTCCTTTGCTTGTAAATGGTTTTGAGCTGACGATAGTTGGTCGTCATTCTTGCGGTAAGCTCCAATCAAGCAGGTGCATTATACAAAAGCTTTAACTTATTCTCCTTTGTCGGATTCTCGTTATATGCCTCTTGGAGTTCCTTCATGTGCTCCCTCGTCTGCTGGGAGACATACTCATTGAAAACGGAATCAAAATCCATCTTAGTCAATCTATGCATCGTAGACTGACTAGAGATAAAATCTAAAAAGTGATATCTCTCAGCTTCTACCCAAGCTTTATTTGAAAAGGTTAGGTCAAACTGGGCAATCATTCCTGTAAGGAACTGATCATGACCGCTCCCAGCAGGAGTATGAGCAAGTTGAATCGCTCTTTTACCAGGGAATTCAGGAGTATCTCTAATCTCTTCCTTTATATTTTCTGGTGTTTCTAGCCTCATTGGATAACCTGAAGCTATGATGGAATCTTCTATTCCGTGTGTTGTTACATTACTTATTCTTGGCATTGTGAAAAAGGGGATTCAATTAAAAAATCACGAGAATATATAACATTTTTCTTATATCTTTTTAAACAAAGTTTGCAAGAAATAAAAAATCTAATCTTATTTCTCTATCTTCTCAATTCCTCGAAGATAGAGAATACGCCCCTTATTGCTAGACTTTTCTCCATCAGCAAGATAACTAGTCCTTGTGAGTTGTTTCTTAATGGTATAAACATCCTAAAAAGAACATAGCATACCAACTCCAAGCACTCGATTATTTAAGCGTTTTTTTAATTTCTTTTTTTATCTACAGAAATTGTGACCGTTTCTTATATTCTGTAGAGCCTGTTTCTTCATCTATCTCAACCTTTCAAGTAAGTTCTCTGACAATAGTGTTGTAAAAAAGAGGATACTTCCTTTCACCACAGCACTGTCATATATCTCAGATAGTACTGTGTAAGCCCTCGTTAATTCTCGTTAGGCTTGCAACACTCAGTATTGAACATACGAAAAAGCCTATTTCTACTAAGAAATAGGCTAGCATAATGACTTCTTCAAATTGCCCTGACCCGGAGTCGAACCGGGGTTACAATATGTTCAGTACACTTCCGCTTTTTCTTGGTTGGTTGCTTAAATTAACAGTGAGAATTTTAAATAAAAAAAACAAAAAATCAAGTCATTTTTTAAAAAAACTTGATTTTTTAGTTCTCAATTGAGGTTTATAAACCTCAAAAAACTTTTGCATGAGCCTCCTTGAGCTGGGTATTTGTGATATGCGTGTATCTTTGGGTAGTAATAATTGATGAATGCCCTAGCATTTCTTGTACAACTCTAATGTTCGCTCAGTTATTGAGGAGCTGGGTCGCATAGGAGTGGCGGAACATATGACAGGTAATTCTCTTCCCAAAATTTAGCTGATCACTGTATTTCTGCATAATTCATACAATCGTTGACTTACTTAATCAATGACCAAATCCATAATCATCATGACGGATAAAAAGCAAAGATCAGTCACCTTGCATTTTTCTTGTATGCCCAGATCGGAGAGAGACAATATTGCGTTCTCCTCTAAATTTAACATACTCTGAAGCCAGATTTTGAATCTCTTTTGTGATGTAAATTGGTCTAATTTTGTCCCCTTTCCCTACTATAGAGATCTCACGGCTCTCTCATAGAATATCCTTAACCTTGATCGATAATAATTCAGAGAGTCTCATTCATGATATAAAAGCAAGCTTGCAAAATAAGAGATTCCTGAGTCTGTTTTCTTCATTCTTTTCATTTTTTTCGATATGCTCAAAGAGCTTGGACAACTCCTCCTTAGTTAGATACTCCATCTGAGGGAGGTGAACTTTAGGTATCTCAATTTTTAAGTAGCTAAGCCCAATATCGTGCCTAAAATTGAGAAACTTGAAGAATTTTTTGATGGAGATAATTTTTGATTGTACTGTTTTCTCTGATAAAAATTTGTTTTTACCGTAGTATCTTGATGTTTTTTGTGTTGGTGTCTTGCGTAAAAGCTCGAGATATTCATAGATATTTTGGGTTGTTATTTCTTCAATAAGATTTAGTTTTTTTGCCCTGCAAAAACGCCAGAAAAGGACAAGATGAGATTTTAGACTGAAAACGGTTGTCTGTTTTTGCCCTAGTGCTAAAAAATGCGTAGCACAGTCGTCAATTAAGTTTTTTTCAAATTTCATTAGATAGAATAGAAGATAAAAACTGAGTGTTGCAGAATTATCTTCATATGTAGTAAAATATTGTACCCAAAAGAACAAAAAAAGTCAAAAAATCAGATTTTTTTCTCTTTTTTAGCTTGAAAACCGCAAAGAAAAGAATAAAATCATACCGAACATACGGGAAAAACAACACTCAGTATTTTACATACTGAGCATTTTCCGTTATGAAAAAAACACCAATAAAAAAGGTATGAAGAAAGAGAAGAGAAAGGATCGCTAATGGTGGATCTGAATCTTCTCTTTTTTTACAAATTTTGCAAAAGAGAGGGAAAACTGACCTCACAGGTCGTCCAATCACGGTTGAGGATGCAAGAAGCTACCAGTTTGCTCATATCTTACCCAAGGGAATGTTCCCTGAGTATAGATTGAATCCAGATAATATCATTCTCGTGGACTCTATCGAGCAACACGAGCGGGTAGATAAAACAGTAGCAGGGAGTAAGGAATATTTCCGCTCTTGTGTGGAGAAATGAACGGCAAGGAAAATTCTTGCTCAAATCTGGAATCACCCCATTCTTTATCCCTTAAGGGAACAGTGACTAATTTAGTTTTATATATTTTCATAATATCATGCACAACACAAAACCAAAAGTGTGAATCTGCCCTCATTGCTGAACAGGACTCCCCCCACGGTATAAGGGTAAGCTTTGCCTAGACTGTACGGACGCAGAGGCGAAGAAGATGAAGGTCAAGAGGATCAATATCACACAGAAGAAAAAACCAAGATCCAAAGGTAAAACGAGGTTATAAGTCAGATTTATTTTTTTGTATTACACAATGAAAAACCGAATCATCAAGCTTCTAGAAGAGCGAATAGAAGAAAAAGAAGAAAGAATCCTGACTCTAGAGCATGATAAAGCTATCTACCACAGTAATTATAGATACTGAAGCTATAAGAGTGTCTCAGAGGATGCGGTAAGGAGAGCAAATAAAGGGATCAGGATATTAGAGAAGGATCTTAAATTATTGTACAAGATTAAGGAGCGACTGGAGGAATAAGTCAGATTTTTTATCTTTTTTTTATTTTAATTTCTCATCATGGTAAGAAAGCAGAACAAGATCACCAAGGAGAAGAGTCTTATCAAGAGGAAGTGGTCTAGTATTCAGAAGGAGCAGGAATCCAAAGGAGCTATTTTTCTAGGAAGACCAGAAAAGTTCAAAAGCCCAGAGGAATTGAGAACGCTCTTTAACTGCTACCTAGCAAGCTGTCAGGAGCTTGTAAGGCTCCCCAAGGAGAATCCTGTACAGACAGAAGAGATAGACTGAGAACCGTTAGCGAACAGAAAAAACCCATGAATAAAAATGAAAAATAGTCTAATAACGGAATATACCATATCGGAACAGTGGAAATGGACAAAAGTTCCAACAAAATTAGGGTTCTATCTTTTTTTAGGGGGAATGAGCTCCTCAACTTGGAAATCGTATGAGATAAGGGAGGACTTTTTGCCAACGGTAGAGGCGATCAACAACTTCTTTGAGTGGATACTAGAAAGTTGAGGATTAGAAGGAACAATCAATCCGCAGATGGTGCAGTTTGTTCTGAATACGAGCTACGGAAGGAATCCAAAGCAGGTCGTAGAAGAAACGAGTGATTTTATGTTAGATGAGAATTTATTGAGTGAGGAATAATTTTATCTTTTCATAAAAAAATGAAAGCAAGTAACGAAAGATATGTATATCATCAGAGACGATTGCTCAATTATTTCTCTTCAGTGAGAGGAATGTTTAAGAGGGGGACAATAAGATTTAGGGTAGAGAAAAATGAGCTACTAATTTCCTATCATCAATCAGAATTGCAATGAGGGATCTCTGCAGAGGTGCTTGTTTCCTATAAAGAGGGAAACGAGGGGAAAAGGTGAATGATTTGGGAGATTCAGGATTTTGTTATTTCTTGTTATTATGAATTTGAACGAGATAAAAGTCCGATGAAATTGAAAGATCTAGCATGCCTTTGTGGTGTTGGAGTCTCTGCACTAGGCGAGCAGATAAAAAATATCCTTGATAAACTAAATAGATTTATTTCCCAAGAAAAAAATGGAAACAAATTTTTATAAAAAGAGCCGAAGACTCAAACACTGCTATAAAATCGTGGGAAAAAACAGTAAAATTTTCCCTTTTATCAAAAATAAAGCTCAGGAGGTGGTAGCGGAGAAGATTAAAGAGCTTAGAAATAGCAATCAAGGCAAAAAAAAGCTCCAGCTCCTTATCCTAAAAGGCAGACAACTCTGAATTACGACCTACGCCTGCATCAATAATCTCGATGAAGTAATGGTCAAAAAGAATCTCAATACTGCAATCGTAGCTCATAAACTTTCCAAGCAAAGGGAAATTTTTAAGAAAGTAGAATATGCTTTTACCCAGTTCCCAAAGCAGATCAAGCTGGCAAATGGTCAGATTTTTCAAAAGCCTGAAACCAGATTTCAGACTGCATCCGAAATTTTTCTCAAGACCAATTCAGGTATTCAGGTGACCCTCGATTCCAGATCAGGAACCTTTCAGAAGGTACATATCACCGAGCTTGCCTTCCGTCCTGATGCTGAGGAGATGATCACGGGGACACTTCCTTCTGTTCCTGACGAGGGAGGAGAGATTATCATAGAAACAACTGCAAATGGAGTGGGGAACTATTTTCATCAGCTTTGGCAAAAAAGTTTTAATAATCCTGATGCTGAATGGAAAACTCTCTTTTTGTGATGGTGGTTGGCTGATGAATATCAACTTGAGGGATTAAATGTCCATCAGGATCAAGAGCTTCAGCTTCCTAATGAATTAAAGCACCTTGAAAAGCCAATGGTTGATGGAACGATTCTTACCCAAGAACAGAAAAGACGATACTTGGCACAATATCAATCTTTAGGGAAGCAGTGCTTCCAGGAGTTCCCTTGTACCCCAGATGAAGCATTTTTGACTTCATGAGATCCGTTCTTTGATCTGGATCAAGTCAAGCAGTACGCAAGATTGCCATTTACGATAGATTCAGAATTTAAGGATCTGAGGATCTACAAGCCTGCAAACTATAAATATTGTATGTATGGAGTGGATACCGCAGCAGGGTGAGAAGATGGCGACTTTGCGAGTATCAGAGTGAGGGATCAGGATTTGAATCTTTTAGCTGCTTATTATGGAAGAATTGAGCCTGATGAACTCTGCAAAGTGATTGATCGCTTGATGAAGCTTGGATATGTCGGAGTCTTAGGAATAGAAAGCAACAACACTGGTATTGCAACTATTGCCAAATCTAAAGAGTATGTCTGGCACTCTTTACTTTTCAAGGAGAAGACCGTAGACAAAACAACCAACAGAAGCACCCACAAGCTCGGTTGGAATACCAACAGCAAGACAAGACCCCTCCTCCTTGCTGACTATAAGGCGTTATATGCCTCTGATTTGATCCCAAATATTGATGAATATCTCAGGCATGAGATGTTTACCTTTGTGTATAACGGAAAGAACAGACCTGAAGCTTCCTTGGGGAATCATGATGATGCGGTAATGTCTGATGCAATTTGCTGTTATATGAGAGATCATGCAATAATGGTTTCTCAGGATCAAGAAGATGAAGAATAACCGGAAAAAATAAAATTTTGAGTATACTGTGCGGTATATTTTTAGTCATTAATTTTGTAACGATGCCAAAGCTTAGTAATGCTTTTAGAAACTTCATCACGAGCAAAAAAAGGTATGCACTCGCTTATTCCAATGGAGAGACTGCATCAGGTTGGAGAAAAGAAGTCTTTAAGATCAAAAGCCATCTTTCCTGAGTTCCAGAGAAGGACAGGCTCTTGTATCTGACTTACAACTATTTTCGTCTTATCTCCAAAGCATATGCAGATTATGAGCTAGGAGAAGGAGTGGAAGTATTCTTTGAGAAAGAGATAACCCAAACAAAACTTCTTAAGCGAATGGATGCGTCTAACATTCAGGAACTTTTGTATAAAGCAATGATACAAAAGTCAAAAGTCTGATACTGTATTTTGAGAGTTCTCAATATCAATGGATTTCCAAAGGTGGAAAAGATCCCAATTACGAGTTATTTTTGTTCTACTGAGGGAGTGAGTGTAGGAGCAAGCTTTGAAGACCTCCCTGAGCACAATATTATGAGTATGTATGAGGAGCAAATCGATGGAAAAACAGAAATCTTTGTAAAAATCGATAACTACAAGAAACAAGGGGAACAATGGATCGGAACTTATGCAACTTACGCATATTCTCCTAAAGGGAATTATGATAGCGGAAATATTAAATCCACCCCTATCATAGAAACTCTCGACTATCTCCCACTTTTCCTTTTCAATTCTGAGAATATCGAAGATGATATGCTTGAGGGCGAAGATCTCAAGGATCAAAAAGGAAGTGGACTCCTAAAAATGTTTTTTTCTGAGAGTGACTATGGAGATATTATGGATATTGTGCAAGACATTAACGATCGCCAAAGTCAGATTTCTGTTGAATTTATCAAGCATTTAGGATCAAAGATTTCTCTACCTAAAAGCTATTTTGAGACAATGCAGAACCTCAAAATGGGGGATCTGATAAAAAACAAAGGTAAAGAGATCCTCAAAGAAGTAAATACTAGTATTGATAACTTTGACTATATCACGCATGGTGATGGAGAAAGTCCAGCTCAATACATCACAAAAGATGCAGGGATGCTAGAAAAAGCGTTTACCAAGATAGAAAGAGATATTAGGGCTATCAGCACCTTTACAGCAATCCCCGTATATATGCTTGGGCTCGAGACTGCAAGTGGGAATCGCCATGTAGGAACAGATGAGAAAGACTCTGAAGCATTTCTCCAAAAGATCAAAAGAAGAAGATCAGTCGCTTATGCCAGCTTTCAAAAGCTTTTTGCTTATATCGCTTGGATCTTAGGAAGTGAGTACCATTTACCTACAATCAAATATCCAAAGCTTCCAAATGGAGAATTGGAAAGTAAGGTCAGTATCGCAGCTCAGATGAAAGAGAATGGTTTTCTGAGTCAAAAAAGTTTGGTGAAGTTTGTAAATAATTTTGACGATGCAGAATATGAGGAAGAAAAAGCACAGATGGATAAAGAATTGACTGATGAATATGCAATTCAAGGGAAATATCCTAATTTAGATCCTAATGATGAAGAAGAATGAACATCCGAGACCTCTTAGCTGATCCTTTTTTGCCAGTAATGGCACAGATCAAGCAAGAAAAGAAAAGTTTTTTGAAAGAATGGGGAATGCTGACGCTCTGTGTAGGGTTTAGTCTTTTCCTTGTGGTACTTTTGGTGAGGATGGCATGGATTTTACCTTCTGTGATCTTGTAAATGAAGTATAGCAAAGAAGATAAAAAGCTGATCTCCTCTTTTGTTCAAGCTCAAAAAGATATTGAACACTTCTATTTGCAAGCACTCAGGGAAAAGAATCTCAGGAAGGCAAAGTATTATGCAGATCAAGCAAAGGCCCTTGTTGATCTGCTTCAAGAAGAGTATCAATCGTGGGCACTAACGCGTTGATCTCAAGAATATCTCAAAGGATTTAAGCAAGTAGAACACCTCAAACGAGGGGTACCCAAACAAACTGTGGAGCTTGGAGAAGATCAAATCATGCTTCAAGTAGGGAAATTTCACAAGCAAGCTCTCCTAGCACTCGTGCAGAATGGGAATCGTGCAGTCTCTGCGACACTCGATGGCATGAAGAAAGATATTGTCTATGGATTGGCACTCTTTAACCAAAAAGGGAAAGAAATCTGACTTCAGCATCAGATTCAATCGCAAATTGGAGCTGGAATTCTGACAGGAAAGGCTTTACACTATCAGAAATCAGATTTAGTTGCTTTTTTTCAAAAAAAAGGACTCCAGCTCAGAGATAGAAGTGGAAGGAAACGAGATCCTCACACCTATGCGGAAATGCTCATCAGAACAGAAACAGCGAGAGCTTACAATGCAGGAATAATCAACAGAGCCTTGGAACTCTGAACCAGCAAATTTAGAATAGAAGAAAGTTGGAACTGTTGCTCAATCTGTGCCCAGTACAACGGGAAAGTAGTAGATATTAACAAAGGTGGCTACGACCTTCCTCCCTATCATCCAAACTGCAGGGGGACGATTGTTCCGGTATGGGAGGAAGGAGAAGATCGAAAAGACAATCATTTTCCAAATCAAGACATCGCAAAACACTTTGAGTGGGAAATCGGAAAAGTAAATAAAAAATACTGAGGATCTGAATCTCCAATAGGAACAATCAATGAAATTGTGATAAGAAAGTATACAAATAACGATTGATTTAGTTCTCTTAATACTCATTTAAGAGAGAATAAAACACTTAATCAAAATGATAGCTTTATCTCAAAAACTCTTGATCGTGTGATTGCTAACAATCTTGATTATAAGCAAGTAGTATATAGATGAGTTGATATTGACAAATCAAAGTTAAAAAATATAATTTCATCACTAGAATGGAAAGAATTGGGATTTGTTTCTACTTCAAAAGATGAAAAAGTAGCTAGAGTTTTTGCAAGTCAAGGAGAGCGTGAGAAAATCATTCTAAAAATACATCATAAATGAGGAATGGATATTGAAAAATATTCAAACTATCCAGAGGAACAAGAGGTACTCCTTTGAAAGAACAAAACTTTTAGGATAACATGAATACAAAAAAAATCAGACTTTACTTATCTAACTCTTATGGAAAATGGATAAAGAAACACTAATAAAAAAGATTTTCCCGAATGGTTATATTCATACTTTCGTAGGAATATCTCTCAAAAAAGATGATCCAGAGAAGTTAGCACTCTTTTTGAAAGAGGAAAAAGAATATCTCCTTTACAAAGGAAACAATGAGGATGAGATTATACAAGCATTGAAATATATACAGGAAGAGGTTGAAAAAAAATCTTCTCAAGAAGCATAATACATAATCCTAGATATAAAGGGGCTTTGCCTCTTTTTTTTGTTTTTTATAAAAAATGTCCGGAAAAAATTTTTTTTTGAGTATAATCCAAGGTGCTTTTTATATCATAAGCACAAAAACAGTATGTTTATCAATGGAAGATTTTACAGTAGATCAGTACTTTTTGCTCCAAATGATGGAGGAGAATCAACAGGTAGTGGTGGTGCTGGGGATCCAGACAAGACTCCAGAAGGGAAAGACTCCGATCCTGACAATGGAGGTAAAGACAAAGGAGGAAATGAAACCGTTCCTTACGGGAGATTTAAGGAAGTAAACGATGAAAACAAATCGCTCAAGGCAAAACTTGCGGAATTTGAATCAGAAAAGGTGAAAGCTGAAGCTGAAAAGAAAAAGCAAGAAGAAGCTGAGGCTCTCAAAAAAGGAGAGCACGAAAAAATCATCGCTGAAAAACAAAGTGCTCTTGATGCCTATGCAGCAAAAGAAGCTGATTGGGGAAAGAGGACTGCGAGCATCCAGGCAATGGTGGATGGTAAACTTGAGGAAATCAAAGCCAGTCATGGAGATGATATCCTTGCCAAAGTAAAGGCTACTATTGGGTCTGATGATCCATGGGTAATCTTGGAAAAGCTGGACAATGTATTGGGACTTCTCGGGGCTTGAGCATCAAGGCCACAAGGATGACAGCAACATCCAGCAGGGAATGGAAAGTCTAAACTGGAAATTCTCAAAGAGAAAGTAGAAAAAAAGGAAAGACTGACTCCTGAGGAGGAGAGAGCTTACTTTGAAGAGTTGGCTAAACTTTCCTAAAAAATCAGATTTTTTGGATTTCTTTTGAAATTCATAACCGCATGGCGGGATTTATTCTTTATTTAGAAAACAATGTTACATTTTGCAAAAGACTTTAAAGCCAAGGAACAAGTTCTTGGGTATATTCAAATCAGAGGGAAGGAAACCCCTGTCGTAGATCTTTTTAGATCTAATGGAGAAAAGCTTCTTGCTGAGAAGGTATCTCACTATGAAAAATTCCAAGTATTGGAAGATGGGCGTCTTACCGCTCAAATCAATGACACAACAAGCACTACTTTTAGCGTCAATGAAGAGTTGGTAAAATTCCTCTCTGTAGGGCATCAGATTGCTATCGGAGACGAACACTTTATCGTGAAATCGAAGGATGTAAGTGCTAAGCAAATCACTGTAGAAGGAAGAGGATATGCTGACACTCCTAAGTCTAATCACGCTAATGGTGATGTCGTATATGTAGTCGCTAAGGCTGAAGGAGAAGGAATGGTTACAGAAGATTACCTCAAAACTGCATCTGTAGAAGTAGTAAATTATCTCCAAGAATTTACAAAATCAGTGCATATCACAGAAAGAGCAATCAATACTTCTCAAAAAGATGCCACACAGCTCGAAGCAGAAGAAACCATCGCAAAGATTAACGAGCAAGGACAAGAATTGGAAAGAGTCTTCTTGTATGGTGTAGGTAAACAAGATCCAGATAAGGGAAGACACACCCTTAGTGGACTTAAAAACTTGATGACAAAATACGGAGCAAAAATCTACGACGCTCAAAAAGATTTGACTGATGAAAAACTTGATCTTCTCTTTGCTGAGCTTGTGAATAAAGGAAGTGAAGTAGATGCTTTCATCGTAAATCCTTTGTCGCTTTCTAAGGTATTCAAGAAGATGAAAAATGTGGTAAATGTATTCCAAAGTGAGCAAGGAAAGCAAATTGCTGGAGGAGTGATCACTGGATACATGCCTTCAACTATGGGAGGGAAGACTATCAAATTTATTACTAGTACTGCTTGTAAGCCAACTGACATCTTCCTTGTTAACTCTGAAAAGCTTTTCTTCTTACCAAATCAAAGCAAGAAAACAGGAGAAGATATTGTACTTACTGTAGTACAAGAAACGAATGTATCAAGTGCAGTAGTCAATAAGACGATCAGAACTGTAGGTACGATTAAGGTAGAAGGTGTGTCAAAGATGGCATACATTGCTAACGCATTCTAATCCTTGGGGGAGAATATCCCCCGCTTATTTATTTTTATAATGAAATACTATCATGAGCTACAAGTTTACAAAAGACTGTGAAATTATGAACTGCGAATTTTTAGAAGGAGAAATCGTAGAAGAAAATGCAGTACAGTTTTATCCTTCAGTGATGACTCAGACTGATGAGGAAGCAACTCTAGAGGTATCTAGAGCAGGAGAGAATCTCGTAAAAGAAGAAAAAAGTCTGACTTCATCAAAGAAACCAGCTACTAAGAAAAAGGCTAAAGAAGAAGTAGAAGAAACTCCAGCCACAGAAGAAACTACAGAAGAATAATTTTATTTTGGAATAATAAGGAAAATGACAGTAAAAAATCCAATAGATGAAAGATATATGGTGAGAACCTCCATGGATGTCCTCATCGCTCAGAGTTGGTCACAAGGTCTGAGAAATGTTGGAGTCTATAGTGATCCTAACCGTTCTTCAGCAGGAGAAACGAGTGAGGAAACCTACTCTAACTGGCAGACAAAAAAGATCAAAAACGGAGATATGATGAAAGTGGATATTACCCTTCATGAGATCAATCCAGCAATCCTTGCAATTATCGATGGCGGTGCAGTCAAGGTAAGCAAGGAAGTTGCACAAGTAACTGATAGAATAGAAAAGTTTTTGCCAGGACAATGGGGATTTACCAAAGATGTATTGCTCGAATCTCGTAATGCAGATGGAAGTATGATCACTCCAAGCGAGGTAAAAGCACTCATAAACGGTGTAGATACTGCACTCGTTAAGGGAACGGATTATGAAATCGGAAAGACTGCAATCGGTGATACTTTTGTAAAGTTTAAGCAGGGGGCAAAGCTTACCGCAGACACTCCAGCTCAAGCAACAATTAGTATCAAATACTCTTGTACTCCTGATGCTACACTCCAAAAGATGAAACATGAAACTTCAGGAGTTCCTCTCGGATTTGTAATGGTGCTAGAAGAAAAGTGGAATTACAATGGAAAAGAGATGGGAATCAGATTTAAGCTTGAAGATTGTAAAAACACTAAAGCTTTCCATAAAGCTATCAATGATGGCGACTCAAGCTCAGCAGGATATCCTTGTGAGATCACTGGAAGAGTTGTAGGACATGAGTTCTTTGGTTTTGGTGCGTAAGCACTGGTCTGAAGAACTTCCCCTCCCCCTTTCACTTGAGAGGGGGGAAATAATGGGGGGAAAACAGTAAGATTATATCGTTGCTCTGGTCAGTTTAGCTTACTGTTCTGATTAGAGGAACGATATAAGAAATCAGATTTATTTTTTTATACTAAAAACAATGGCAATTAATCTCCAAGACTTTATGCAAGGATACAAGACTCATGAAGTATTCTTTGAAGAGAAGAAACGAATATTTAGAGAGCCAACGATTAGAACGCTCCTCAATATCAAAGACAAGGAAAGTGCAGAATCGCTAGTAAAAGAAATTCTTATCGAAGGAAGTTATGAAGAACTCGATAAAGTCCTCGAAGAGCTTACTATCGAAAAAAGAGAAGAATTTTACAGCACCCTTATGAAAGAATTGGGTTTAAAATAGGGGAAGGGAATCCAGATCCTGAATATGATCTGAAGATGATGCAATACACACTTTGTTTCATCATGCACTTTTATCATCTCAGTAGAGAAGAAGTCTTTGATCTGACTTACTCGGTACTGAGTGTACTAATGGAGCAAAGTATTGCAATCCAGCATCCTGAAGCTCTTCCCAAGCCACAAAAGAAAATCAAAACAGAAGAAGAACTGTTTGATCATTTGAGGGGAAAATATGGGGTATAAAAATATTTTTTACTTGACTTATGCAATAAAAACAATAAAAGAATATTGCTAAATCAAATATCCCCTCAAGAAGGAATAAACCATCTATGGTTTTCTTTTCTCTTTTTGAGGATTTGATTTAGCACCCATAGGTGGTTTTTTAATTTTTCAAAACAGTAACAAATGAGGGAAGGGACAAAGAAATGGTTAATGTGAGGGCTTCACTTATTGTCATTTATTCTATTGGCAATTATTTTATTTTGTCTTGCTAGCTTTTCTTATCTTTTTTGATGAGTAATGTTGTTCTTAGTTTTTACATATACTTTTGTATCATGGAAAGACGAAAAATTAGTTGATTTAAAGGTGATTTGGAGAAGAAGAAAAGATAGAATAAGGCGAATATGGTTTTCGTTCCTTTGTGTTATTTTTGTACTTCCCGCTTTAGCAGAAAGAAGTACAAGACTATCTACAATTGAACAAGAAGAAGAGACTAAGAAACAAGCCGAATACCAAAAAAGTTATGATGCAGCTCCGGATATTTCCATTACATTAAAAAGCTGAACTGGATATCTTAGTTCACAAACAGGGTATACCCTCGTAGCCCAAATACAAGGAGAGGATGAAGTAAGGGTAAATGGGAATCTAGTGTCCGTACAAAAGGGGCAATTAGAATATCCTCTTGAACTCAAAAATAGTGAAACTCAAATTATAATCAGTGCAAAAAATAAGTATAAATCAGCAAGTGAAAGTTTCCTTGTAACAAGAGATAAAACTACAGAAGAACTCCAACAAGAAAAAGAAAATGAGGATAAAAGAGTTGAAGAACAAATAAATCAATTAAATTCCTATATTACTGAGTTAAATAAGTGATTTGATTTTTATGATGTTGCTAGCATCAATCAAACCATCCAAAGAATGGAAAGTATAAATAGTGCATTATGATCTTACTTCCAAGATAAAGATCAAAGAATAATTAAAAAAGCAAAAGAAGTACAAAACAAGTTAATTGCGACACAAAACAAAACTTATCCGAAACTTAGAAATGAACGATGCCAACTAACAGCAGACACAATGTGGAGGCTTGATGTAAAAGTAAAATGCTCTGGAACAAAAGTTATCTTCGTAGGACATCAGTTTGCTAGAAATGCCAATGTCCAAGATTCTTATGAAGCAGTAAGGAATATGCTCTATCAACTAAGATTTAAAAGAGTGGAATTTAAGTGGATTGAAAGCAGTTATGCTGAATATACTTACTATACTATTGAGTCTCCTAAAGATTCATCTCTATAAAAACATCCGGAAAAATTTAAAATCTGACTATACTGTAAGTCAGATTTTTAGTTTTTTTTGAAAAAATATGGAACAAAAAGTAGGATCAGCATTTATCGAGATCGAGGCAAAACTTGATCAGCTGGAGGGAAAGCTTAGTACAGAAATAAAGAGTATAGCAGAAAAAGGTGGCCAGAATTTTACTAGCTCCTTTACACAAGCACTTTGACCTCTCAAATGAATGATCGCAAGTGTGGTTTCTATTGGTGCTTTTGTCCAAATTTCAAAGTCAATTATAACCCTGGCAGATAATCTTGAACAGGCAAAAAATGCCTTTACAACGATGCTTTGAAGTGCAGAACAAGCAGAAACAATGCTTCAAAACCTCTCAGACTTTGCAGCTAAAACTCCCTTTGAACTTCCTGAAGTAAGACAAAATGCAAAACAATTGCTTGCAATGGGGGTAAGTGCGGAGAATATTATCCCCACAATGAAAGCACTTGGAGATGTAGCATCATGAACAGGAGCAGATATGTCCAGACTCGCGATGAACTATGGGCAAGTGATAACCCAAGGGAAATTGACCAGTCGTGAGCTAAAGGATTTTCAAGTCAATGGAGTACCAATCTTGGACGAGCTTGCAAAGAATGCGGGAAAAAGTAAAGAGGAAATCCAAAATATGATTAGCTCTGGGCAAATATCTGCCAACGACGTAACAAGAGCTTTTGAAACAATGACAAGTGAGGGAGGAAAGTTTGCGGATATGATGGCTACGCAATCTTCAACATTAAGTGGGCAATGGTCAAATTTTCAAGATCAACTCTCACAAATAGGGGAAAAAATCTGAGTTTGACTCTTGGATAATCTCAAAGGAGAAGTGGGGCAAATGGGAGAAATCATAGAAGCACAATCAGACAATATCATCAATAGTGCAGATGCTATTTACGATAGTGTTTTCACAGTATGGGATGCAATAAAAGAAGTATTAACTACAGTTTGGGAGTTCTTTGGATCAGTCTTTGAAGGTTTAGGAATTGCGATAAAATCGTTTCAATGAGAAAATAATGAAGCTACTTCTGGGATCAAGTGAGATTGGACAGATTTGTTTTATTATTTAGAACTTTGAATTGATGGCGTAGTTGGTGCTTTTCGTATCGCATTTTCTTTTCTAAAAGATGTACTTTTGTGATTAATAGAACCTGCAGTCCTAACAATTAATACTATTGGAGAGGCACGAAGTGGAGGAATATCTGCGATTAGATCACGATTTAGCAAACTCGGTGCGGATATTTGAAATATTTTTATCGATATGGCAAACAGTGTGCTTAAAACAGTGAATCGGCTCGGAGATAAGCTCAATTATATTTTACCAAAAAGTCTTGAAGTCTGATCCGTGACCTTGATCAATCGTAATGATACTACAGGACTCAAGAGTCAACTCAACCATGCTATGGATGGAACAAAAATTGCATGGGATGCTACCAAAAAAAGCTTTATTGACAATATGAGCAAAGCTCGAGGAGAAACTACTAAAGTGGCAGATAATGTGGTGGGAAAAATGATTGATACCTATGCAGAAAGAACCTGACAGCTTATAAAGAAAACAGAAGAAAAAAATAAAGAACTCGACACAAAATTTAAATATGGAGAAAATAAAGCTGGAGGGTCTGGATGAGGAGGGGGAAAGTCCTCAAACAAAGCAGAAAAAGAGGCACTCAAAGAGGTGAAAGAAAGCTATACCGAGATCGAGAAAAAGATCAAAGAACATAGTAAAGCAGTAGAAGATGCAGAAAAAAAGGTAGAAAACCTGAATAAAAAGTATAATGAACTCAAGGAGACGGCGAAAAAAGCTTTTTACGAGGCGAAACAGGCGGTATCTGAACTGGATCAAGAAATAGAAAAGAGTGATGTAGAGCGTAGTGTAGATTTGTGAGCTCGTTATCAAGATATCCAAAGACAACTCAAAGAAGAGAGGGCAAAGCTCAAAGAAGATGGGAAAGATCGGATGATAGAGCAATACGACAAAAAGGCACTACAAGAATATCAAGATAAAGGATATCACAAGCTCTACGATATAGAAGTAAAAAAACTTTTAGAGATCCAAGACTTGCTCGCAGAAAGAGCTTTGATCGAAAAGAATACCACTGAAGCACAGAGAAAATCTCAGGATTTTACCGAGCAGACAAGTAAGGCACAAGAGATCCTGAATAAATATGAAGCAAAGGCAGCGGAACTTGAGGAGAAAAAAGCAATAGCAATGGAAAAGCAAGCAATCGCAAAAGCACTGAGTGAGGGGAAAAAGATCGAGAGTAAAGAAGAAGATGGAGAACTCAAAGCACGATATGAAGATGAAACTGGGAAAATGGTAGAAGTAACGAACTTTAAGAATATCCAATATGCTCAAGATCTCTTTAATAAATCAGAAAGCATCAGGCTAGAAAAAGAAGAAGTAGAAAAGGAACTCTTGCGAGAGACTGCAGCGACTCAGAATTTGATCAATGAAAAGATCAGACTTGATCAGGAATACACGAAGATTCACAACAAAGAAATCGATAAGCAGAAAGGGAAGGTAGATGAGCTGATTGCCAAGTATCAAGCACTCGCAAAAGTAAAATTTGGAGGTTGAGGGGCGAAAGGTGCAAGAGCCTTTGGAGGAGCTGTACAAGCAGGGTTGCCGTATCTGATCGGAGAAAACTATAAGCCTGAGATGTTTATCCCCTCTACTTCTGGAAGTGTAGTACCAGTAAACAACTATAATCAATCAAGGACGTATCACTTCAGTGGAGTAACGATCAATGCCAACAATGCACAAGATTTTTGGTCTGAGATCCAAAATCATATAGGAGATTACACCTAAAAGAAAAATCTGACTCAAGCGGTCAGATTTCTTTTTTTATGTTTGACTGATAAAATGATTCTGTATTCGATCAGTAAGGTCCTTTTGTAGTTCTTCTTTTATCTCAGGTTTTCAAAACTTCTTACTCATCTGTTCAGCGAATTTTTCATAATCTTGATCGTCAATTTTTACTCTAAAATCATTAAATTTTGATTGTTTGTATCGGTCTGGCATATCTTTTTCTAAAATTGTTGTATTGTCTTTGTCCTTAAGTCTATCATAGATAAACTTAAATTCTTGCTCTAGCTCCTCTCTACTTTCATATCGTCATAAACGAGGTGATGGAGAAATGCCCGTCATTTTCCCATGCTCAAAATACACTTCAAAAACTCAATATAAAGTCTGATCAAATTCTGGTTTGTCTTTGATAGGTTGGAAAAATTTAGAAATCACTCTATACTGTCGATAATGTTCTGGTGTCTGATTCATAGTTCTGATCAAATATAAAAAGCTATACAGTTGCTCTATCAAGTCCTCTTGCAAGCAAATATTCACTCAATGAGCGATACCCCCCAGCTGAAGCATATTGTTGGAGCAATACCTTGTCTCTTGCCTTTACTCTGATATTGATCGTATCGTCTTTTTTCTTTGCTTGTTCAGCTTCAATCATCGCTCCGATATCTTGCAATAAGGTAGGAATATCAGCCTTGAGATAAGGTTGATCAAGATTTGCTTCTTTGCAATAAATCTCTACAACTTCTCAGTCATCTGGATCTATTTCCCCAGTTTCTCTGATAATGAGAGGGAACTTCTTCGTTCCCACTGGAATATACAAGGTCAATTCATTCTTTTCCATTCTACTTTTGATAACTTAAATAAAAGATTTTGAGCTTTCTTTTGTAAACATTTAGACAATCTCAGTGATGAAGGGGGATAGTGAAGGCTCTTCAATCTTTTCCCTCAATCTTGAAGTGAGAGCCTCAAGCCTCGATCTCAACAAATCACTCTGAAATAAGAAAGGTTCTAATCTGTGAGAGGCTAACCGTACAAGGATCTTTGAGGAAATTTTCTCTGACTTTCTCTTTTTTGCTCATCTGTCTGCTTGTCTGATATAAATGTAATTACATTATATATATTTGTTTTACAAAAGCAAATCTTTTTGTACTTATTTTCAATAGTAAAAAATCTGACTCCTGAGGTCGTTCGTAATCCTGAGTCAGTTTCTTCTTTTATAAAAAATGTCCGGAAAAAATAAAATTCTGACTATACTGTAAGTCAGATTTTTTACTTATAAGAAAAAAATATGGAAAATCTAATCGTACATATGGTCAAATATAGAGGCTATCTCTTTTCAGGATCTCCTACAATGTTTGCAGGGCAAGAGAAGTTTGGTTTTTTTGCTCTGAAGGAATTTGATCGATACCATGTAGAAACAAGAAAAGATATTACCAAGTATGTTTTTCGCCATGGATCTAAGGTTGGAGCAACGAGCAACGGAGTAAGGAGTTTTAACCTGACCTTTTCTGCTTTTGCGAGTGATGAAATAGAGAGAATGAAGCTGATTAGGTTAGTATCAAGTATCTTTAATCCTCCGAGCATTATGAGTGATACTGAGGGCTGGCACGATTTGGAGTTTATGACGCCAGATGGAACCTTGCGAACAACAAAAGCACAAGTAGTCGACCGTCCAAAGATTTTTGACTTCAACAATCAAAACTGGGCAACTTTCCAAGTGGAGCTTGTAGCAAAAGAGGGAAGCTCCTTAATGTCTAAGCATCAAAGCACCCTCAAGGATCGCAACACGAGACTCTGAGTCAGACTTTCAAACTTTTTGCCTCATAAGCACAAATACTATAGATCTCTACTAGAGTATCACGGAACTTCAGATGCACCTCTGAATCTCAAGATTACAGCAAAAAAAGATCTCCAACTGCCTTGGCTCACTATCAGAACGATCAATGGAGACACCTTGCTCACCAGTATGGAACTAGGAGCAATAAGCCTGACAGCATGAGAGCAGATCGTTATTGATAGTTATGAGGAGACCATAGGAGCGATAAAAAACGGAGAAAAGACGAACCTCAGTAACCGTTTGTCCCTCAATAGCGAGCGACCTCGCCTCTTGTCTCCTGTGAGTAACAAAGGATTGATCGCAAGTGTGGACTGTGGAATGAGTGAGGCGGTACTTGATCTAGAATGGAGCTGGAACGAAATTTGGGACTAAGATTTTATTTGTTTACAAGAAAAGATGATAATCGATATTAAGTATTTAACAGAGAACGTAGTCAATGAGGAACTTTATGAACTTTGCACGAGTTCTGCAGATAAAGTTCAGCGTTATCTGAACATCGTAGAAAATAAGATCAAGCTGTATCTGGATATTGAGCAGTTTAAGCAGGATGATGAGTATATTTTCCCAGAGGAACTCAAGGAAGTAGTCAGATTTTTGGTGGAAAGTTTGTATCTCAATAAAACGCTCAATCCTACCGGATGAGCTCGTTCCTCTTATACAGAAAAGCACGATGACTACTCACTATCAGAGACCTTTACAGGAGGAGAGAATCTGATGCGATATGGAATCCCTATCCTAGCAGACTATCTCAGAGTCCTCAGGTACTATAGAGGAGAAAATCAAACCAGTCCAAGTGGGCGTTTTATCGTGTAAAAACAAGAGAAATGTTTGAAGATTTTTTGAAAGATAAGGTAAAAATAATCAGAAAGAAGACTGATTTTAGTGGAGGGTTGGCAGCAGAAACGCAAGAAGTTATCGCAGAGGAGAAATGCAGGAAAACCTCTCCAAATCAAAGAGATTTTCAGCAGATCCAGCATCAGCAGATCAATAAACAGATCTGGAAAATCTATCTTAAAGCAGATTCTCAATTTCAAGACTGAGATCTTCTCAGTATCGAGAATAAGGACTATACTCCGCTCTATCGCTATGAGGTAGCAGGGAAAGAAAAAGTGCATCATATCAAGGTTTTAGCTATCAGGGTATAAAATGAAATTTGTGATCAATCCTAAGTTTATTCCAGCCGTCAAGAATAGAAGCCAGCAAGCTCTCAAAAAAGCCTGACTCTATATGGAAACAATGTTCAAAAAAGCAGTACCAAAGGATACTGGGAATCTCCAAAAATCAATCTTTCACGAACTTATCGGAGAAAAAATAGTCAGAGTCTGAAGTATAAGTTGGTCTGCTTATGTTGCAGAAGAAGGGAGAGAGCCTTGAAAACTCTACTATAAACAACAAAGGATCGTGTCTAAATCATGAAAGGTCTTTGTGAGGAATATGCCAATGTATAAAAAAATACCTCCTGCAGCAGCTCTTATCGGTTGGCTTAGTAGAAAAAAAGGAGTATCTGGTAAGAAAACTCAAGACCTATCTTCTCAGCCTAAGAGTATGCAAGCCGCAGCTTATGCTCTAGCGAGAAAAATTGGTAGAGATGGAATTGAAGCAAAGCACATCTTCTCCAAAACCCGAGAAGCTAACAAAGACAAAGCAAAAAAGATTTATTTTGATACGCTCAAACGATAATGAACTATATTCAAGCATTACAAGCATTTTTGCAAAAGGATCCTGAGATAGGGAAAATGGTAGGAGAAAGAGTAGGTTTTTTGCGTATGCCGATAAATACAGAAAAGCCGTATATTATCTTTAACGAGCAAGAATGGAGTCCAGCACTTCTCAATCAAGATGATTATGAGAGTGGATTGGATTGTTTCCCTGTCTTGATCGATGTAGTAGTAGACTATCAGCAAGCAAACCTTGGTCGCCAACTTAGACAAAAAATCAGAGAAAAAATCTGAAACTTTAATGGTGCAATGCATGGACGGGAAGGTCAGATTTCTTTTCTTCGTTTTTTGGCGTGTGACTATGCAGTAGCTACCGACTGAGTGATGCGAGGGGGGCTTTATCTGTTTAAGCAAGGAAGAAAATGCTCATAAAAATTTCAGATCCCAAAGGAGAAAAAAGCTTTTTTATCAGGAGAATGTTTGCTTTTTCTGCAGTAAAAAAACTGAATGAAGCAGGGATGATCAAACTCTCCTTTCCAGATGATCTTGCAGGACTAGAAGAATTTGAGATCAAAAAAGGATTTTTGATTCAGGCTTTTTTACCTGATGAGAAAAAAAAGGTACATTGCATATTTTCTGGATATATCGAGGAGAGAAGCATCGTAGGAAATGTAGTAAATCTGGTAGGATACGACTTCATAGGCTATGCCAAACATCGTATGATCAGAGAAGATCTAAAATTTCAGAATACTGCGATCAAAAGCATCATTGAAACGATATTCTGAAAGCTGAATGCAGTCAGTGTTTTACCTTTTTCTTTGGGGAAGAATGATGGTGAAGAGCTTATCAATATCGAATTCAAAGCATTTACTTCACTCTATACCATCTTGAAGGAATTGAGTAAAAAAGTCTCAGAGCTCCAAATCAGGCACAGGTCTGAGATCGTAGGAAATGGAAGTAAAGAATATCTTGATATTAGTAAAAATTGCGGAGTCCAACACTCATGAATCTGGTCAGACAATGCCAATATTCAACAAAGAAACAGTAAGGTAGTCTCTCGAGAGTGGAAAGATAGCCTCTGAAATACCTGCAACTACTGGAGAGACAACAATGGGAATATCAGAGAAAATCAAAGCAGTATCAGTCAATGACTTTTATTTGAAAAATTTGAACAAAATCCAGAAAAAACTCCTGATGAATTGGTAGAAAGTGCTGGGCTGGTGACTATTGTCCCTGAAGTAAGTAGAGAAGAAATGACCCAACTTACGGTAGGAGATCAAAAAGCGATTAGACTTATTGCAAGGCTTGAGTGGGCAAGATTTGAGTATCTAGGGATTATTCAAGAGGTAAGTTTTGGATCAAATAGTGCTGGGGGGATTGACTTCTCAATCAAAATCTGAGAAAAACTCATTGAGCAAAAAAATATCTTGGATAAAACCCTTGCGAATCTTGCAAGTGCAGTAAAAAAAAGCTGACCTTCTAATACTCCTGCTCCTCAAGTAGACCTCAGCTGATACGCTACTTCCTCAGCAGTCAACCAAGCAATCCAAAGTCAAAATACGAAAATAGAGAAAAAAGCTGACTCAACCTTCGTGCAATGAGTTGCACAAACGGCTCAAACTGCTTTGAACACCGCTAATCAAGCCAAGCAAACGGCAGATGGTAAAGCGAACGACTCTGATGTCGTACATAAAAGCTGAAATGAGACGATTGATTGAGGTAAGACCTTCAATGGTTGACTGGCTATG